AGTCCAGTGACTATGTCGTCGGCCAAGTCTGGGCTCGGCGAGGCGCGGACGCGTTCCTGCTCGACCAGGTCCACGACCGCATGGACTTCGTGACCACCTGCGAGGCAATCGTGGATCTCTCCCGGCGCTGGCCGCAGGCAGTCGCGAAGCTCATCGAGGACAAGGCCAACGGGCCCGCGGTCATCAACCAGCTTCGCCGGACCGTCCCCGGTCTGATCCCGATCGAACCCGACGGGTCGAAAGTCGCACGCGCCGCCGCGGTCTCGCCGCTGGTGCAGGCGGGGAACGTGCACCTGCCGCACAAGAGTCTCGCGCCATGGGTTGAGGGGCTCGTCCAGGAGGCAACGTCGTTCCCGACGTCGCCGCACGACGACCGGGTCGACGCCATGTCGCAGGCCCTGAACCGGCTGCTCATCAACCCGCTGCTCCTCGACGACGAGATCTTCGAGGACGACGAAGCCAGCCAGGTCATCAGCCTCTACTAGCAGGGAGGGGGCCAGCGTGCGCCTTCCCGCTCCGGTCCGCAACGCCATCGAATCGGTGCGCAGCCGCATCGTCGCCCCCGTACAGGAAGAACTTTCGATCGAGCGGTCCAACGCCGAGTTGCTGCGCGAGTCCGTGTCCGATCTGGAGCGGCAGCTACTCGACCCGGGCTGGCAGCAGTTCGTGGCGTACGCGCAGCAGGAGTTCTCCGCTGAGGGCATGGTCCAGTTGCGGGCGATCTGCCGCCTGTACACGCTCAAGAACCCGCTGCTGAAACGCGCGGCGTCGCTGCGGTCCGCGTACGTGCACGGCCAGGGTGTGGAGATCACCGCCCGCGCCAACGGCAAGGACGGCAAGGGCGAGCAGGACGTCCAAGCGGTCGTCGCGGCGTTCCTCGACGACCCCGGCAACAAGCGGACCCTCACCGGCGCTGAGGCCCGCAACCAGAACGAGCACGCTCTGTTCACTGACGGGGAACTGTTCCACGCCCTGTTCACCAGCCCCCGCACCGGCCGCGTGCAAGTCCGCACGCTCCCGTGCGACGAGATCATCGAGGTCATCTGCAACCCCGAGGACAACTCGGAGCCGTGGTTCTACCGCCGCCGCTGGGTCCAGATGTCCTACCAGGGCGACGGGTCGCAGCGCAACGACCTCCGTGAAGAGCTGTACCCGTGCATCGACTACAAGCCGCCGGGCAGATTCAAGACGTACGCGAACATGCCCGTCCGCTGGGACGCCCCCGTCGTACACACCACCGTCAACCGGCCCCTGCACTGGCACCGCGGCGTCCCCGACGCCTACGCCGGCGTCGACTGGGCCCGCAGCTACAAGACGTTCCTCGAGGACTGGGCGACGCTCATGAAGAGCCTTGCCCGGTTCGCGTGGCGCCTTACCTCCAAGGGCAGTGCACGCTCACAGGCCCGCCAGGCCCTCGCCGCCGCGGCCCCGCGTGACCCGGTCACCGGCCGCGGCCTCGACGTCGGCGGCACCGCCGTCACCCCGATGGACGCGGTCATGGAGGCCATCCCCAAGACCGGTGCGACGCTCGACTCCGAGTCGGGCCGCCCGCTGGCCGCGATGGTCGGCGCCGCCTACGACATGCCCGTCACGATGCTCCTGGCCGACCCCGGCACCACCGGGAACCGGGCCACCGCCGAGACCCTCGACCGGCCGACCGAACTCGTCCTCGGCCAGCGCCGGGACCTGTGGACCTCGACCCTGCAGCGGATCCTTTCGCACGTCATCACTGCTGCTGTCCGGGCGCCGCAGGGCCCGCTGAGAGGCACGATCACCCGTGACCCGTACTCCGATCAGGACGTCGTCACCCTCGACGGCGACACGTCCACGAAGGTCGACATCGAATGGCCTGACCTCACCGGCGCCGACATCGCCACGATCATCAAGGCCATCGTCGACGCCGACAGCACCGGGACGATGCCGCCCGAACTGGTGCTGCGCCTCGTACTCACCGCGCTCGGTGTCCGGGACGTCGACGAACTCGTCGAGGCGATGGTCGACGACGACACCGGCGAATTCCAGTGGCCCAAGGGTCCACCGCTCGGCCCTGGCGCTGAAGCTGCGGCTCTGGCCCGCCGCGGCGATGATCCGACCGGGGCAGGACCGGGCCCCATGGAAGACCCCGACGAAGACGAAGAGCCTGAGGAAGACCCGCCGCCCTCCGATGAGGAGGACGAGGACGAGGACGGGTAGGCGATGGCCGTCACCCGCTCCACCCTTGCCCTGACCCGGAAACTGCGGGCCGACATCGGCACGGAAGCCGACAACGCCGACCGGTATCTCACCACCCAGTGGGTGTCCGCCTGGGACAAGCTCGCGCCCGCTTGGGAGCGGGCCATGACCCAGCTCGCCGCCATCGCCGTGAAAGACGGGCGCTGGCCCACGGTGCATCAGATCGCGCGCAACGAAGCCGCGATGAACGCCCTCGACGGCTCCAGCACCGCACTGACGACGCTCGCGGCCGAGACCGATACGACCGCCAGCGCCGGTGCGGGCCGTGTCGTGGAGGCCGATGCGGAGTACGAGCCGCGGATCATCGGCTCCCAAGCACCCGACACCAAGGCCGAAGCGCTCACCGGGCACGTCCTGCGGCGCCTTGCCGAAGCCGACGAAGTGCCGCCGGACGTCACCGACGGCGGCATGGTCCCCCCACCCACAGCCGCTGACCTCCTCGGGCCCGCGGTGATCGCGGGGATCGTCGCCGGCCGGTTCGAACCCTCCGCGCTGGCCGCGATCATCGCCCGCGCCGCAGGGCAGATCCACGCCGACACGATCCCGCTCTCCGATGAAGCTGTCGCCGCCATGAGGGCCGCGCTGATCGAGGGCATCATCGTCGGCGACAACCCGATCCCCGTCGCCCGCGACATGGTCGCGAGGGTTGAGGGCGCCTTCAACGGCGGACTCACGAGAGCACTCACGATCTCCCGCACGGAGATGCTCGACGCCTACCGGGCCGCCTCGGCGTACATCCACCGCGCCAACTCGGACCTCGTCACCGCCTGGCAGTGGTACAGCCGCCTTGATTCAACCTGTTGTCCGGCTTGCTGGTCACGGCACGGCCGCACCTACCCCACGTCCGAGCCCGGCCCCGACGATCACCCCCGCGGGCGCTGCACGCGCCTGCCAAAACTCGCGTCCTGGAAAGAACTCGGGATCACCGCGCCCGAACCCCCCAGTCTCCTGCCGAACGGCGAGAAGACGTTCAACAAGCTCTCGGCCGCCGACCAGCTGCAGGTCATGGGGCCCGGCCGCCTCGAGCTGTACCGCTCCGGCGCAGTGACCTGGGACCAGCTCGCCACCTGGCGCGACACCCCCCAATGGCGCCGCTCCAACCAACCCACTCCGGTGCGGGACCTCCGCCTGATTGCTGACCGAAGCGAGATCTCTTCGGCGCGTTGATGTCGGCGCCAGCGGATAGAATTCCTGTTAGGAACATGAAGGCTCTGGCGTCGGCTGTCACCGACCCAGAGCGTGGCGATCACCTTCACGGAGGTTCTCGCATGAGCGAGCCTACCTGCTCTGTGCCCGATTGCGGACGTGACGTGCGCACCAAGGGCTTTTGCAACCCGCACTATCAGCGGTTGAAGACCACTGGCGACGTCCAGGCCAACAAACCGATCCGTGTCAAGCGGACCGACGTCGACCCTAACGAGGCTTGCCGAGTCGAGGGATGCGACCGCGGAACCAAGTCCCGCGGCTGGTGCTTGATGCACTACAAGCGATGGGCACGCACCGGCAACGCCGCTGGGTTCCAAGACTCTGGTTGCGCGATACCTGGATGCGAGCGGAGCCACTACGGCGGCCCCGGGGGATGGTGTCGACTCCATTACCGGCGCTGGCGAATCCACGGCGACCCGCTGACGAAGCAGCTCCCGCCTCAGTGCCTCCCGAAGCCGAAGAAGCCCTGCAAGAAACCGAACTGCCGACGCGATGCAGTTTCCAGGGGTATGTGCCGTCGGCACTGGGGACTCGAGTACCGGCGCGAGAACCCGGCCATCATGACCGCCATCCGGCAGCGACGCTCAGCGCGCGTGCTGAACGCCCCTGCCAACGACTTCACTGCTGAGCAGTGGGAACAGATCAAGGCCCTTTACGGCCAGCGGTGCGCGTACTGCAACAAGCGCCGGAAGCTCACCGTCGACCACGTCATCGCGCTATCTCGCGGTGGCGCAAACACGGCATCCAACATCGTCCCCGCCTGCCGCTCATGCAACAGCCGAAAGAACGCCGGGCCTCCCCCGACGTACCAACCATTGCTTATATAGCCGCCGTTGGCGGGAGGTGTCATGTCCCGAAAGAGAATACGCAAGCCAAGGCAGAAAGCCCTCGATGACACATCGGGGGCTTTTCGCTTGCCCGGACAAGTCCACGTGTCCGAGGGCGTTGGTGTCGATGCTCCGGTCCGGACCGAGGTCGCCGAGTCTTCGATCGCGGAGGCAAGCAAGGACCGACCTGGCCGGATGCTGATTCGCCTGATTTCGGCGGGCTGGAGCCTCAACCAGAATTTCTACCCCGCCGAGGTCCTCAAACGCGACGGCGCGAAGGCCTGGCCCAAAGGCACGCAGGCGTTCATCGACCATGCCACCGAAACCGAGGAATACGAACGCCCTGCCGGGTCGGTCAAGAACCTCGCGGCGGTGCTCGATGAAGACGCCCGCTGGGACGAATCCTCGAAGTCCCTCGTTGCCGAGGTCCGGCTGTTCGCTCCGTGGCGTGAAGCCCTCATCGACATGGCCGACACGATCGGCATGTCCATTCGCGCCTATGTCACCGCCGAACACGGCGAACGCGAAGGGCGCAAGGGCAACATCGTTGCGACGATCGAGCAGGGCCGGTCGGTCGACTTCGTGACCAAGCCCGCCGCTGGCGGCGCGATCCTCGCCGTCTTCGAATCCATGCAGAACGGGACCGTTGCCGAAGGCCGCTCGGTCGGCACGTGGCTCGAATCCCGGCTCCACCTGGCGCTCACGCAGTACGCGGACGACATGTACGGCGACGGCCGCCTCACCCGCGACGAGCGCATCACCCTCTCTTCGGCGATCGGCGACGGCCTCCAGGCCTGGACTGCCCGCGTTGAAGCCGACGCGCCGCAGCTGTTCCAGCGCGGCCCCTGGGACGACGCACCCGACGGCGAGATCGCCGCGGATGAGGCGCTGGCCGACGACACCCGATCGCGGTTGCAGCGCGCCGTCACCGCCGCGCACGGGGACGAGGACAGCGAATACGGCTGCTGGGTCCACGACTTCGACCCGGCCGAGTCCTACGTCATCTTCGCGGCCGACTGCAAGACGTGGCGCCAGACCTACACCGACGAGGACGGCCTGCAGCTGACCGGCGAACCCGCCGAGGTCGCCCGCCGCACCACGTACGTCCCTGTCGACACCCCCGCAGAAGAAGCCACCGCCGACCCTGTCGCGCTCGCAGCGCTGACGGTCGAGGTCGCCGAGATGGCGTCCGAACTGGACCTGATCGACCAGGTCCTCAAGAACTCGCCCACCGCGGCGACGGCCAACGCGGACGGCTCCCCGCCGACCGCACACACCACACCAGTAACCGAAGGAGTGTCCACGATGAGTGGAACCGCACAGGGCAACCAGCCCGACCCGGCGGGGACGACCAAGGCTCCCGTCTCCGAGGAGGCCGCCGCGATCGTCGCCGGCCAGCTCGAGGAGTTCCGCGCGCGCGCGAACTCGCTCTCCATGGCACTGGGTGAAGCCCAGTCCGCGCAGCGCACCGCCGAAGCGCAGCGCGACGCCGCGATCGCCGAAGCCCGCGTCCTCAAGGGCAACGAAGCCGGACGTGTCGCCGTCGACAAGGCGCTCGCCGACGAGGCGAACGGCGTCCCCGAGTCGATGTACGCCTCGATCGCGCCGCGCGTCCACACTGCTGTCCGCGGCAACGTCCCGATGACCGACGAGGGCCAGGTGAACACCGAAGCGCTCGAAGCGCTCGTGGTCGCCGCCATCAAGGCCGAGCGGACCTACGCCGCGTCCGTCCTGGAATCGCAGGGCGTCGGCCGTCCCTCGGGGCTCGGGTTCTCCGACCCCGACGTCCTGACCGAGGAGGCGTTCGAGAACGACGTCGCCGCCCGGTTCGGGCGTCTCGGTCTCGACGAGTCCACCGCCAACCTCGCAGCGAAGGGGCGCTAAGCCATGGCTACCAACGAAGTCTTCGACTACGGCGACCAGTTCACCGTCACCGCCGCT